ATGTACACATCTGGGAAGTACGCAGCAGTATAGTTGTTATCGTATACTCTTGACTCAAACGCTTCAGACGTTTCTCTAACATCTGGCATTGCGTTAGAAGCACTAGCGATCTTGTCTCTGTCTTCTGTCAAGAACAATCGAGACGGATACTCTGAGTAGGCAGGAATATCCATAAGGTAGATAGCCATTGAGTAATCTTTCGTCTTCTCACCAGCGTGGTCGGTAACGAAAGCGTCTCTTATACCGGGAATGGCGAGTATATTAATCGTTGTCGCCATGGGATCAGTAATAATCGTTGCAGCCTCTTTGTAGGATGCGATATTATTATTCTTACGACCTGTTCCTGCGGGGTTTGCAGCCAGTCCCAGAAGTCTAGAGTTAAAGCTCGATGCAGCCATACCTGCCAACCCGCCGGCTGATGTTGAATCGTCGGTTGAGGTAGCTCTATCGTTCATGTAGTACATGTTCTTGTCAAGAATATTAACGCCATCGAATCCACCGAACACTGGTATGTTGAACGCAGTGTATGGTGTAAAGCGGTTGAACTTGACGGAAGAGCTCTGAATTAACGAGGCAAGTGTAAGACGGCCGTATCCAGCTAAATCAGGATCTATAATAGAATAGTTCTTCGAGTCGGGAACTCCATTTCTAATATACGCGGCTTCGAGCATATGCTCTTTTGCAGAGCCAGTGACATATTGAAAGAGGTTAGCAGCGTTAGAGCCGGTACCAGCAAGAACAACTCTTCCGAGCGTGAACTTGTTGGCATGGAATGCGTCGGCACCAGATCCTGTTGTTAACGCACCCGCTCTCACAATACCTTGCATCTTTGTATAGGCTTCAATAAGAGGGTTAATCAAGCTAGAAGCGTTGACATTCTGATTAGCGTTTCCTAAGCTACCTGTTTCAGGTGCTCTTTCAAACTTGACACCCCAATTAAGACGCTTATCAACCAGCTCCTTCTCTCCGGGAGTACCAGAAAGGAAACCATCAACTGCCTGACCTCTAGTGACTTTATATCTAAGCGGAAGGGGTGGAATAATAGATCCAGTTAGGGCACTTGCCTTTGCTGGAGTACCCTTCCAGTCTCCTTGAGCCCATAGGCGTTTATAGTCGATTGAGCCGTACTGAACATTATCAAATGTCAGGGCTTTCTTCAAGTGGTCTGTCATTGCGTCAGATGTCTTGAGGGCAGGTATACCTCGGAAACCGAATGGACATGCGTTTCTAGGAATTGTCTTCTTATATACTGCGTCATCTATAACTATACGAATGAAGTTTGAGACGTTTGGATAGCGACCTGTTACAATGATTCTCTTTTCCGCAGAATTAGTAGCGTCAAAATTGTATCGAGCTTTGTAATCACCGATCTTTCTTCCAACGAAGTTTTCAGAATCAGGATCCAAAACGCATCCAGGGTAGCTTTCTAGTACTTGCTGGTCAAGGTCGGAATCGTCATAGCGGCGGACCTGGACCTCGAATGATGCGTAAGGATAGTTTTCGTTTGTTGATGCTCTCAAGTTTGCAATTGAGATCTTAACCTTGTCATTACCCCAAGCACCGTCTGACAGTGTCTCGAAGTGGAACAGTGCGTGCTCCTGCTTACCGTATGGTTGAGATATAATGACAGGAGACTTAGGCGTCGAGTACCGCGTATCATAGCGACCAAAGACTTGCAACGCTTGCGCTGCGTCACCGCCGAAGCCTGTGGTGACTACATCACTTGAACCGGATGCTAAAGAAACAGCAGAATCTGTCTCAAGATAATCAACCGATGCTAACTCATCCTCAACAGCAAAATCAAGGTAAAGTAGGTGCTTTTCTTCATTAAACCGGAGAGGGTCAGTGTTAAGCACATTCGTGATATAGGCAGGATGCGTTGGGTTAAGGGAAGCTGTTACAATCCTAACCCCATCTCCAGCCTGTGTCGAGTACTTACTAGTGAACGATGCACCAGCAGACGACGATATTGCTAACGCGAAACATAGGTAATCTACATCAGTCGCGGTGGAATTCAGTTTTGCATTCTGGTCAAGGTTGTTTAACCATGTCTCACCAATGTTGAGGATCTGCATTCTGGAGCCAGTGGCGCAGAACACAACACCACGAACGAGGTCGGCCTTGTTGGTCCCTCTCTCGGTCGCGGTTGTACCAGCCAGGTCAGTGGATGGGTTGTCAGTGAATATTGGATATGAATAACCTAGCGCGGCGCTGACTGCATGGCGTGCAACAATAAATTGTACACCACCGTCGGCTGACGCAGAGCTATATTGCGCCACGCGCATATGTTCGCTGGCTTTCGCATCAAGGCGGAAGCCGGCATTCTTCACAGTACCGTTTGTTTCTGTTTGTCCTACATCAGCAGCTGTTTCATTTGCACCTGCTCCCAGCACACGGACATAAGTCAGTGCAGTACGATTTGCCAAAAACGCCTCTACAGCATACGGCCCAAAGCGCTCTGGGTCTGTTTTTCCAAATTTATTTACAAAGTCGGTCATACTACCGACTGTAACAGGAATAAACGCAGGACCCTTTTCTGCTGTACCTACGATACCTGCGGGGACACCCACAATTTCTGTCTTACGTTGAGATGCATCTATCTCACGTTCAAAAAAACCGGGTGATCTAAATGTTTGTTCGGCCATTAGTCGGGTCTCCTGGATCTTAAGCTATCACAAATAACTATTGTGTGAGATAGCGAAATGTCTTTTATCATGAAATCATTCTTTAAGTAATTTGCCCAAGTCAATTGCAATACCCTCGGGTCCTTTAAGTCCGAACCTAAAAACGGTCTCTCCCTTATTAGGAGTTGAAACGGACATTAAGATAAACCTCTTCTCCCTTTTACCTGTAAAAGGGTCTATATCAGTAATTATAGCGGTGGGACCTGAATTGCCCAATCTTGATTCGTGTCCGCCGATCGCGGCGGCGGCAGCACCGGGGAAACCGGTCAAAATTGAATTAGAATTAGCCCCTATCGAGGCAGGAGGGTATCCGTCCTCTTTTGTCCTAATATCTTGTAAGACATAAGCTTGGGGGTCTCCAGATACGACATTTGCGCTTGGAGCAGAGTTTGGTACCCCTCTTGAGTTTGAAGAAACATCAAAAGATATCTCTGGGGCAGACACTGTCTTCCTAAAAGGTACAGGCATTCCAGGCTCTTGTGAAGCGACAAGATGCGCTGCAACGGATAAGCTAAAAGAATATTTCACTAATCTTTCGGAGTCTGTAAAATCATCAAAATTATTTTGCGGACTTAACGCGGCATCGACATAAGCAGTAAATTTATACCCTGCTTTCGTCTCTATTACAAGAGTTCTCTTTCTATTCTCAACGTATCCATTCATCATGACCGTCAGCATAGAGTTCATTTCTTGTGTGTATTGAGCCCAAAAAGTAATTTCGTAATTCGCGGTGTACTGCTTAATTGGCGGTATCTCTATAAATTGAAAAATATTCTTAGTTACATGCGGCTCTAAAACTGTACCGCGGCGGGCGGAAACTGTGATGGGCGAACCAGGACGGCGAGACGCAAGCTTAGGAGGTGCTGTTGAACCCCCAAGTCCAGCAGACGTGCTATCGTTTGTAGATATTGCGATATCATCAGCGTTCTTAAAGCCAAATCTATTTTGCAGGCGTTGATATATCGGGTCATCATCGGAAAGTTCAACCTTCACAGTAATTGGACCTCCCTGGTGGAGAGAGTTCCCTCTTCCGTTTTCTTGCTCAATTCCTGTTCTGACGACTGATATTAAGGGCAAGATAAGCGCATCGCTCTTATCTCTAAGCGGTTTATTTCTAGATAACAAAGCGAAGCGTTCTCCAGTAGCAAAGATCACTGGAACCTTTTTCATATTATCTTTTCTGCTATAGAAGAATGGAAGTTCTTTATCAAAGAGTTCAAAGACTCCCCTGTCTACATCTTCTATAGTACATGAGGGCATCACAAATTTCTCTGCAGGATCTCCCTCATATCCAGAGTTTGTTTTTTCTTGCCAGCCTTGTTTGTTGGTATATCTAGTTGCCATTATTCATCACCGTAAAATGAAGAGCCGAAACCAGATTCATCTCCCTTTTCAGAAACCTCAACCGGACCCTCTTCAGGAAGTTCAGTCTTTCCTTGCTCTTGAAGGGCTCGTACGTCTCCAGTCTTACCTTCGTCGTTTTCAGCAAACCCTCGTTGTTGAATAAAAGTTTCTTGAGTGGCGTCTTCTTCGCCAGAGCCCTCGTCTGTTGGACCAATAGGAGCTTTGTCGATAAGACCTTTCCTTGCCTGCTTACCGGTCAATTGAACACCAGTCTTATACTCTACTTCTCCGAATATCTCTGCAAGAAAGGCTGTCGTAACGATCTCAAAGAACGTGTCACCGTAAGAGAAATAGTCACCCTCCTTGACCTCTATGTCCTTGTCAATCAAATCCCTATAGTGGATGTAGGCTGTCATTGTGGAGACCTTCTCAGTCCCAAATCGGGTGGTTGAAGTCTCTTGTGGATTCCACTGCACAGTCGCATCGATCTCGATGGGTGTATCGAAGTGTTTGTCTATAGCTTCTTCATACACATCATGAACTTTTGTGACTTCTGTCATAACACGGTAATAATAGATCTTTTGACCAATTACATCCTTCACAATTTCTTTTGTGAGATCAGAGATCAAAGCTTGTTCTCTGGGTGTTATAAAAAGTCTAGCCACCTAACTACTCCCTACTTCATGACGATTGATTTACCGACTGGCATCGGTATAGCCTTAAGGGCTCTCATTATATTTTCGGCGTCTGTAGCCTGGCCTTCAAGCAACTTGCTGTAAGTCAAGCTGTCCAATAGCTCTATCAGTTGGTCTCTTAAGCGGCCCTGGTCTTCTCTGCCCTGGCTTATCAGGTCTGCTCCATTTAGCTGAAGGTCTGCATTTGGAATTGGAACAGATGAAAACTTTGACCGTACCTGACCTAAGAGCTCTCGGGAAAGAGCTAGACAAAATTGTCTTACCCACTGGCGACCGACGGAATTAATCCTAGTATACTCGTATAAACCAAATGGAATGTTTGATAAATTAGAGGTACCATATATCGACTCATCAGCAACGTCAGGGTTGTAAGGGTCAGGATTAAAAGAGACCCGAATCCAAAGCTTCTGGTTGTTCATGTCTCCTGTTGGCATTGGGAATATTCGGATCTTGCTGCCAACAACTCTATATGAATAATTTGATTGACGAACCCTATTAGAGAGTTCCATCTGGCCGGCTCTTAAGACGTCTTCAAAAACAGGCAAAACATAAAAGACTGTCTCAGGTGTAAAAGACTCAAAGCTAAACTCATTATTGAGGTAGTTGATGGCAGATGAGGTATCGAAAAACCTGTATGCAGCTTGAGGTGAGAAGTGAAATACCTCTCTAATCCGCATCTTGTTGCGAGGGGAATTCGCGCTGCTAGAAACGATTAACGATCCGGCATCGTCTTTTAGGTCATCATAGATATCATAGTCTTGCTGCTTCGCTTTTAGTTGAATAGACCCGCTAACCTCGTTATAGGAGCCACCAACACCCGCCTCCATGGAGTAAGGTTCTGCCATCCTTAACAAATACTCAAGGTTCTGTTTAGGGAATAGGCCAGCCTTATTACTTCCAGTAGAGTAGCCTAGATGGTTGTTCAGTTGGGACTTAGCGTCGGCTTCATTTATTACTCGACAATATTCTAAAAAGCTTTCTTCTAGGCACGCCCAAATCTGCTTCTTTGTCAGTTCTACGCTTAGTATATCGTCGCCAAGCTTTCTCTTGACAAACGTTACAACGGAATCCGCTTCGGCCTGAAAATCAGTATCTGTATCGAAAAACCCGAACGGCGTCGGGTTTCTTGTAAAAGAAAACAAAGACATAACACCACCTCTTATTAACTATTAACTTAAGTGATGAAATGTCTTTGGATAAATGCTCAACAACTACTGAAGACGCTTGATGTGTCGATCTCTAGCTCCACACAACCTTAAGCCCTGAATAAATTGTTCTCTTGTAATAAAATTACCGGAAGGTTGAGCAGCGGGAGCAGCTGCAGTTGCCGCTTGCTTTGTAAGGGTTCTAACCTGAAGCTGTAATTCTTGTACTTGAGCTGATAAGGCTTTAACCTGCTTCTCTAGATCTTTGTTAGAGTTCGTAGGTGCTTTTGTAGTTTTTGTAGCGCTTTTTGTAGTTGCCATTTTGGGAGTCTCCTTCTTTAAAAAGCTTGTAGTAAATATTAATAGAAATACTGTCTCGTAAAAATAAAAGGGGCCGCTCCGAAGAGCGACCCCTTAAATCAGCCTTATCTGGCGTCAACTATGATTAGATGACATCCATACCGAGGCAGGTAACTGTACCGTAGAAGTCGTTACGAACCATCTTCTTACCGTAGCGAGTCATGACACCCTTTCTCGGGGTGAAGTCCTCAGGTGCGAAGATCGTCGGAGTAACGATGAGAGGTACATACGGAGCGTAGACGTAACCAGTCTCAAGGTAGCTACCGCCCTTGTACCCAACAAGAATCTTGTTGCGTGGGAAGTAGGGGTCCTTGTAGACCGTGAAACGGTTGCTCAAGCTACCAACTGCTTCGGCGCCAAGAGCCATTCCACTTACCTGACCATCACCATCGATGCTGTAGTTAGGCTTGTAGAGGACGCTTGCCTCGAGGACGGTGGCAACATCAGGGCTGACAACGATGAAGTTCGCAGAGCCACGAAGGGTCTTTCTGTGAATCTCGTTAGCAACGTCGATGATTGTCTCAACCAGCGTTTCATACCACTCGCGAACCGTACCAGTAAAGGACGGTGAGCTAAGGCTTCCAGCGCTTGTCTGATCCAGGCCGTTCTTCTTGTTGACAAAGCGACCAGGACGACGGTCCCAGTAGTAGTTCGTATCAGCTTGAAGAAGCAGGTCGTTAAGGATCTCACGGTCAATTTCCAGAGCAATCTGCTCGGAGAGGATCTGAGTAAGCTCGACCTCAGCGTCAAGGCTGTGGTAAGCGTTCAGGTCCTGAGCAAGTTCTGGTGACCAGCGAGCGCGCAGCTTACGGGTCTGAGCGACAACCGAGACACTCTCGATCTTAATGTCAATCTCAGGGATTTCAGGCTGCGGGTTATCCGAATCAGTATAGTTGAAGTTCGACTCGAATGTTGGAACAACAAGGGTTGAACCATCATCGCTATCAAGACTAGCAGCTCTTGGGTAAGAGACCAGGAAGTTCTGATAGTCAGCCGAGTTAACAGTAGTACCCGAAACAACCATAAGGACAGCTGCACCACTAGTGCTTGTGGTTGCAAGCGGAGCGGGAACAAGAGGTCCACCGGTTGAAGCCGAGGTAACCAGCTGGTTCAGGCGACGGATGTTAAAGCACTTACCACCCTGAATTGTCTCAGGAATCTGAACAAGGTCGGTAGAGCCGTTTTGGGCCGCACCGAAACCAAGAGCAATTTCCTTAACAGCAGTTGAGTCAAGGTTCGATAACTGGTCCAGAGGAACAGTAAGGAACGCGAACTGACCTAAGCCGTCAAGAGCCTTAGTACCGGTAACACCGACATCATCGACAATCAACTCGCTAAGAGCTGGGTCGAACTGAAGGAATTTACCATCAGAGCCACTTGTTGTCAGACCGATACCGGATGAAGGTGCTGTACGAGTCTGAGTAGCTGCGCCACCAAGGACAAAGAACGAATCAGTGTCGGCAGCGAGATAAGCAGAATCTAAAACCGAACCAGTATGAACACGTGAGTATCCAGAACCAGCAAGATCGTACTGACCACCAGTACCTAATGAACCAGAGCGAATACCCTTACCCGCGGGGTTATTATAAATTGACTGACCTGCTGCGTAGGTGTTCTCATTTGCATCACCGACGCCGTCACCGGCCTGACCTACGTTAGTACCGTAAGTGTAGTCAAGATAGAAAAGCAGTCCCGAAGGAAGGCTCATAGGTTGAATTGAAACAAGGTCATTCGCAATCAGACCACCGAATACTCGGCGAACGATTGGGAAAGCAATGTTAGTGAAGCCGCGGATATCTCCGCTAGCTGCAGATGGGTTGATTCCACCACCACCAAGGGTAGAGGTCTCACGGAGCAGTTGTCCAGCCTGGTTCTCAAGCAGCGTTGCCATGTTTTCACGATGTACGCCGTCAAGACCACGAAGAAGACCGGTCCGAGCCCACTTTTCGGTAAGGTGAGCGTTAGCTTCACCTTGGTGACGCTGACGAATTCCTTCTGTCAGCTGCGAAAGCGTAAACTTCTTAGACATGATATTTTTCTCCTTTATAAGAATTAGCGTCTAGTTACTTGGATTTTATTCCAGCGAGTGTTGCCCAACGATCTGTCTGTGCCGACTCATTCACAGTAGAACTTCCACTGCGAGTTGGCTTGCTTGAAGATCC